GATGCTTGCTTTGAGAGGAATCCCATTGTGAGAAGCGTGCTTGGTGTGGTCGCCCTAGGGCAACGGCTTACACACTAACACCATCTTGACGGGATGCCTACCATGGGAAAACGCCCCAGCTGCAAGGGTTCTGGGGCGACATGTCAATCCCGATAGGAGTCTAACGTGTCACAGAACAAGACACAAGAGCTGCTGGACTTTGTGCGCCAGCTGCCGGTTGGTTTTGCTTATGCACCCATCTATGCAAAGGGTACTGCGATCCAGTCTGGAAAGATTTCTAAGGGCAAAACTCCCCTAGAGCGCAGCCACCACACGGTCATGGCGCCGTCTGATGTGGCGCTCCAAATCGAGAGGAAGCCCGAGCTATTTCAGGCTGTTGGTGTTTTTACCGGGGCTCGCAGTTCTGGTCTCGTGATTCTTGATGTTGATCGCAACCTCTCCAAGCTGAAAAAGAAGTGGGGCGATTCACTTGATGGTGCTCCAGTTATTACTTCTACAAAGGCAAATGCTGCGAAGTATTTGTTTCTTGTTCCTGAGTATCTTTGGGGCTCTGTAAAGGGGTTCGGTCTATCTGATACAGGCGCAGGTTATGAAGTTCTCTGGGGTCGTCAGGGTCTTCTTTATGGTGCTTATCCGGGATCTAGTGATGGTAAAGCTCCGGAGGGTAGTTATGGCTTTGAGGGGGATATTGAGAATGTTCCAGTAGCCCCTGAATGGCTGTTGGCCGAGATGCGTGATGCAGCTGGCCGTGAAGTTCAGGACGGTGGTTTTATCAAAAACCGTAAGGCTTTGGATTTCTCGGATAGAGAGCCAGCGGAGGTTGCTGAAATTGTTCAGTCCGCTTTGCGCGTGATTCCAGGGCAAGGCGCTGGTAGCCGGGATCACTGGGTAAAGGTGGGCATGGCAATCCACTCGGAGCTTCCTACTGACCTTGGTCTGACTTTGTGGTCGGCGTGGTCTGCTGAGGATCCTGAGTACAGCCAAGAGTGGGCTAGTTCCAATCCTTGTGAAGAGGTTTGGAACAGTTTTCGGAAGGGGCCGGTAAGCCTTGGGACTCTGTTCTGGATGGCGGACCAGCAGCTGCCGGGGCGGTTGTGGCTTTCTGAGGATCTCAGGAAGGTTGTGGCGGATGCTGAGGCCGATAACGTCACACGCATTCGGCAAGTCGTAATCACTTACGCCGAGGTGATCAAGCGGGCTAAGGCGATTCAAGAGATCCAGAACCCGGCTGAGGCAGCTCACGCCATGAATGTCTTGGCTTTGGAGGCTGGATACCGTGACGCTGGAGCACTGGAGCGGCTGCTGATCGCTCAGATGCAGTTCGAGCATCAGGACGATGAAATGACTTTGAACCGTTTGCTTGAAAAAGATTTGAAGTTTGAGTATCTGATTCCGGATTTGCTGCCATGTCCTGGCACCGTGATGATTCACGGCGCTGGTGGTGATGGCAAATCCATGTCGGCATGGACGCTTGCCAAGCATGTGGCACGAGGAATGCCCTTCTCAGTGCGGGGTGATCTCGTTCCAGTTGAGGCGGGGCCTGTCTTGATCCTCAACGGCGATCAAAGCGAAGTGCAGGTTCAGCAGCAGCTTCGCGATCTGGAGTTTCGGCCTTCTGATCCAGTCACCGTTGTGATGGGTTGGGATCTCAACTGGTACTACCGCTTCACCAAGCTGATCGAGAAGCATCGCCCCAAGCTGGTGATCATCGACTCGATCACTGGTTGCAGCAGGGGATCGGCCTTTGATGAAAACAAAAAGGAATTTGCGAGTCCCATCTACTGGCTGGCAAACAACAATGGGCGCCTTTTCCCGGCCTGCACCATCCTGTTGATTCACCATGCCAACAAGACGGGCGGTTTCCGTGGCTCTACGGCCATCAGGGACGCTGTGGATGAGGTCTGGGGGCTTCGTAGGCCTTCGCCCCAGCAGGTGGCTCAGACAGGCTCCAATGCCCGTCTGATCACCGTTGAGAAGTCCAGGGCAGGGCGGGATGGCAGCAGGCTGCTCATGAAGCTCGAAAACGACCTCACCTTCTCCCTTACGGATTACGTCGATACGGACGCTGGAGACGCCAGCCCGGCCTCTGTAGTGGATCGGGTGCTCCAGCGCATTAGGGCGGCTTTCCCACGCTCTCTGACGCGGGCTGAGCTTGCTGCTGATCCGCTGTGTGGTGGCAGCACCTCCGGAATCACCAAAGCGACCCAGCGTTTGGTGTCTCGTGGGCTGATTCAGGTAGCTGAAACACGTCCCAGTAAAAAAGGCGGTTCTCCACTGCCTGCTTACCAAGCTTTGGTCTCGCGTGAAAAGCCCCTAAATACCTGTCCAGCTGGGACAAAACCCAGTCAGGGACTGGAAAGTACAGCTGGACAACCCTTTGAGGTGTCCAGCTCGTGTCCAGCTGGTTCCGAGCAGCTGGACACCCACCTGGACACAACACCCCCCTGTCCAGCTGTACTTCCCAGTGATACCAGTGGATCTGCCCCAGCTGGACACCTTTTGGAGGTATCCCCAAGGGAAGAGCGTTCTCCGGAGGCCTTGGACGCGCTCATGGAACAGGCAGCGGAGCTTTGGGACTGATGGGACACTTCCACACGCCTAACTTTTTCCTAGCGCTGCTTCGTGCAGGCGCCTGGCTGTTTTGGAGGAAACCCGTGGCCAAGTCCGAACCACCCACACCGAAGCGGCCCAGGCGGCCTGTGTTCTGTTACAACGTCGGCGACATTCCCTACGACCTCTTCGCCATCGTCCGGATCTCCTGGTACCGCAAGGGCATGCCCTACGAGATCGAGGAGTACCAGATTGATGAATGCGACGACGCACTGGCTCAGTTCCAGTACGTGGTTGGGACCGCCCTCAAGCAGAACGCAGACGTGTCTGTGTTGACCCAGTACGAGCCCGAGGCGCTGGGGGTGAGGGAATGATTCCGCCAGTCGTGGTCTTCGGTCTGACGTGGCTGCTGGGGATGCTGGCAGTCACTGTGTATCTGACTGTTACAGGCATGGGTTGACGCCTGCTGTCTCCTGTGTAAACCTAAGGGCACGCCCGACACGGGCTGCCCTTTTACTCAATCAACATGGCAAGCACAACTCCAGTGGACAACAGCAAACTCAGCCCTTGGTACTTCGGTGTCAACTGGGCCACCATGATCATGAAAGAGCGCATCAAAAAGTTCGAGAAAAAAGGCTGGGATGCGACTTACGACCGCAAGCAGCTGGCTTACTTAGAGGATCTTGAACAGTTCCTTAAAATGTCTTGGGATACCTGGCTCAACGACATGGAAGAGAACGCCGTCCGTATCCGCGAGCAGGCTTCCAAATGACGGTCCTATCCATTGAAAACCTCCAGTTCCAAGGCGAATACCTCGTCGTCGATGCCTTTGTTGACGAGATTGTTCCAGTCCGTGCGGCGACAAGTCTTGAACCAGCAGAGTGGGGGCCTGCCTTGTGCCGAGGCACCCTCTACTTTTCAGATGAGGACTTGATCCCGGCGACCGATGCCCAATTCCGAAGGATGCTCACCGAAAGAGTCGACGACTGGAACCCCATCGACGACTTCTGATCCACGCAACGACGAGGACTACGACACCTTCGAGTACGGCACAGAGCCGATACCCGGCGACACCCAATGGGCCAAGCGATAGCCTGGCCCTTCACCTACACACAAATCATGGATTACGACTCGTATTACAAGGAATCACGCGGCTACAACTGGCACGACCTCATGGAGATGCGCAGTGCGCAGTCAGGCCTGGGGCGCTTCAAAAACGAAGAGGTGCCAGAGGTGTTCAAGCATCAATTTGCCGACAGAGCGGCATACGATGCTTGGGTTGCAGAACTACGCGAACTGTATTTCGGATGACTCAACCTCAAGGCCTGCCCTTCTACAGGTCCTACTTGCTCAACAAAACCATCAGCCTCTCTGAGGTGCCGGACTTGTCTGACTCGGACCTGAAGATGCTCAACATCGAAACCATGGAAGCGCTTGAGGGTGCCCGCCATGACTACAACGCGATCCAGAACAAGCAGTCGGATGAGGCAGGCCCTGTTTACCGTCGCTTGAAGGTGGCTGGTTATTTCCAGGCAGCTATCAAGATCGAGCTAGAACAGGCTTGACTTCTCTACTACACTGCTGGAGATCTAAACCGTGAACATGCACATTCTCTCTGAATCTCAGTTTGAGAACATCAGCAAAGCTCTGGAAGCTGCGCAGGCAGCACTCTCCAATTGCCAACATGTTGAACTGGATCTCAACAGCAAGAAAGCCTTCCCTAAGGCGACCCAGGAAAAGATGGAGGCTAAGCCTCGTAAGACTCGCCGTGGTAAGCGCGGTGTTGCTGTTCTGACTGAGGCGAAGGTGCTGGAGATCAAGCGCCAGCTGGCTGCAGGCGGTAAGTCTGTGGCGAGTATTGCCCGTGATTTCGGCGTCCACATCACCACCATCAACTGCATTAAGTGGGGTAAGACCTGGAAGCACGTGAGCATTCAGCAGGAGTCCACTCCTGTTGAGGTGCACGGGTGATTCTTCCAGACATTGAGATCCTTTCGCTTACGCGATTGGGGCTGGTCACACCGTTCGATCCAGAGCTACTGAATCCGGCAAGTCTTGATGTCCGGCTTGGCGACAACCTGCTGGTAGAGCGTGAAGAGCATCCTTCACTGGAGCCCTACTCCATTGCTGGGTACACGAAGGAGAACCCTTTCATGCTCTATCCGCATGAGTTCGTACTCGCTGAGACGTTTGAGGAGTTCCAGCTGCCTGACTGCATTGCCGGGCAGCTTGCTCTCAAGTCCAGTAGGGCTAGGGAGGGTATCGAACATCTTCTTGCGGGATACATAGATCCTGGTTATGTCGGAAGACTAACTCTGGAACTACAGAATGCGCGTAAGTTCCACCCTGTCTATCTCTGGCCGGGTATGCGTATTGCGCAGATTGTTTTCCATAAGCTTTCGATGCTGCCTGCAAAGGATTACTCCGTTACGGGCAGATACCAGGGCGACAAAACTGTTCAAGCATCTAAAGGATGACTGACAACGTTAATCACCCCAGCCATTACACCTCGGGCAAAGTTGAGGTCATCGACACTATTGAGGATTGGGTGCGGGGGGCACCTGATCCAGTCGTTGGTGGCCTTCATTGGCAGGTGATCAAGTACATCAGCAGGGCTTGGCTTAAGAAGGATCCTTACGAGGACTTCTGCAAAGCCCGCTGGTACTTGACGCGGCTGATTAACACTTTGGCTACGGAGGCTTACCGGGAGAAATGAGGCACTGGTGGCGTGTTGTCGCCAAGGCCTTGGGGGAGAAAGCGCACCAGAACGACCGGATCGCTGATCAGGTTGCGACGGTGCGCTTTTTAATTCTCTTGGCTTACATGACAACCAACTTTTTTATTTGTTCAGGAGTAATTAGGCACTGGAATGACTAACTGCAGCCACTTCTTTCGGGAAATCACCAACACGCACAAATGGGCCTACGGCCCTTACCGAACTTACTGGGCTAAATGCAAACTTTGCAACCACAAATGGAAGGTCTACATCGACACTGAAAAGCGGCAAGAAATTAAATTGCCCCAGTCGATGATGCGCAGGCGCAAGCTTGA